GTACTGATCTTTGAAGGGAACGTCTTCATAAATCGTGGTGCATATAGTTCCATCTTCGCTTCTTTCGTGGCCTACAACACGTTCTAGCTTCTTTTCGTTACGAAAATCTCCTACTCTCTGATCTTTTTTACCAGGACATTCTACAAATACATCTTCTTTCTTATCTTCTTTTGGTATCTCTGCTTGAGGTGGTTTACCTTCTGGTAGCTTTTCTGGTTCGTCATTTACAACAGCAGCTTCCTCAACAATAATCAGTTGATCTGCCTGATAATTCATTGGTATAAAAGATGGATATGGACAGTTACTGACAACTCCGTTTGGATCATCTATTAATAAATTTCTATTACCTGTATTCTTTGTATCTCGATGAAAATATTTACAACCTATAGTCTCTACATTTAAAGGTTCATATCCAGGTAAAGATACTTGTGGAGTATAAACTTCTGGTATTTTTATCTCTGGGATATGGATCTCAGGTATCTTGATCTCTGTCATGGTTTGGATAGTAAACCTCTACATAGGATTCACATTTAGGACAGGATAGATTTGTAACCATTGAATATTCTTCTGCAAGTATGGGTTTGAGTTCTTCAACGCTATGATCTCCACCCCAGATTAATTCAGTTTTGCAATGCCAACAGTTCATAATTTAATCTTTGGCAGAGTCATAGATGGTCCAGTTGTTTTTGGTAATGCGTTATTCATCACATTGGGAAGCATACCTTTTACATTACCCATGACTTGATTCATTATCTTGGCTTTAAACTGCTCAGATGTTACATACTTGTAACCCATGTAAGAAGCACCCAAAGTACTGGTTATAAGCACGAATGAAGCTATACTTAAAATGTTGGCGATTTTTTGAAACATATGATTAAAGAAGTAGTTAACAAAATGGTAGCACCACTTACATTTATGACGCTATTTCTTCTGGTTGGGTTGATGCCTCTGTATCTGATGGCTGCGATGCTTCGGGTGTCTCTTGAGTCTCCAAAATCTGCTGCTCCAAAATCTTCATTGCACCAGTAATTTCATGATACGCAATGCTTAACTGATCACGTTCCAGTGCTAGTTGTTTTAATTTTTCCTGTAAATTCATAATTATTCGTAAACTTTTTTACCTGTAACAATAGCAGCGTTAATCGCTGTAAAATCTTCACTTGTCCAGATAGAGGTTGTTTCATCAAGTTTTTTGTAAGCCTTGATAACTTCAAGATGATCTACATTTCTTTTGATACGATTTTTCCATTCTGCTTCTGTTTCATTAGCATTTGCAGATGTATCAGTATTTATTAAAGTCACGCTATCACCAGCAGTTGAAAAAATCTTAGCGATTTCATCAGCAGTTAATTCTTCCATAATTCAAAATAGATTTGTTTACAGTTTACCCTGCTTCGAGGGCTGTGACTTTAGCAGATAATTCTTTAATTGCTTGAACCATAGCGGGTATAAGATTACCATATTTTGCTTCTAATCTATCTGGATTATCTTCTAAAACTAAATCTAGATAGTCATAATCTTTTTGAGCCTCTTGGAGTTCTTGTGCTAAAAATCCTGCTCGTGTTGTACCATCTTTACCATTTCCGTCTCTTGTCTGCCATTTGAATTTAACAGGTCTTAGAGAATTTAAGAATGACAATCCAGAGGGCAAATCCACTACTTCCGTTTTATCCCTAGCATCTGATAAACCAGAAATAGAAGTATCATTGCAACGTAAACTATTGATCTGAGAGTTACCTAAAGTTACCGAGGTATTTGTTGTAGCACTTGCGGGTTCAGCGTCATACCCGATACAGACATTATTACTGCCTGTTGTAATATTAGTGCCTGCATTTGTCCCAACAATAGTATTTTCTATCCCAGTTGAGCAAGCACCTAATGCTGAATAACCCACCGAGACGTTTCTATAACCAAATGTTACATATCGTGAAGCATTAGTACCTACGGCAGTGTTTTCGTTTTCTGTTAAGTTGTTTAAAGCAAAATGACCAACTGCCACACTATTATTGTGTGTCTGTACAGAACTTAAAGCTCCGTCACCTACCGCTACGTGGGCAGTTCCTGTAGTGAGAGCATCTAAGGCATTATATCCAACTGCTGTGGCATATCCAGCAGTGCTATATCTTAATGCGCTATGTCCAACTGCTGTTACTTGAACACCTGTTTGATTAGCGTAAAGAGCATCTCTACCTATAGCGATAGTGGACGCTCCTGTTGTACAACTAAAACCAGCATATGACCCAATAAAAATATTATTATTTGCAATTGTAGCTTCATGTCCAGCTAGTCTTCCCAGTGCCACATTTTCGTATCCAGTAGTCAAAGTGCTGAGAGCAGCGTGACCGAAAGCGCAGTTGTTGTTTCCCGTAGTGCAAGCATCAAGAGCATGAGAACCGACAACCGTGTTATTCTCAGCCGTTGTTATTGCTGTACCAGCACTATATCCAACAAGAGTTGTATTTTCGATGCTTGTCGCGTGATCTCCAGCCTGATAGCCTATTGCCGTATTATAAACTCCACCATCAAGTCTAGTAAATGCTTCATAACCCACGGCAACAACACCTGATCTAGTTGTAGCTTCTTCTAGGGCTAAAGCACCAACGGCCGTATTATACGTTCCCGAAGTGTTAAGTGATAATGCTGCTTTTCCAAGAGCGACATTTGCATAACCTGTCGTAGTTCTTCGCATAGCCGAATCACCCACGCAAACATTAGTACTTGCAGTCGTAGCGTCCTCTAATGCAAATATTCCAAGGGCTGTATTTTCATCACCACTTGTAATACTATTTCCAGCATTTTGTCCAAACAAACTGTTGTCATTTGCACTTGTGCCACTAAAACTTGCTCCCGCACCTGTTCCAGCTACAGTATTTCTTTGAGCATCACTTGTTACTCCTCCACCGCCATCCGCAAATTCAAGTTGGCCTATAGCAGTTGAACCCGACCCAGATATACTTTTTACTTTTAAAAATTTATCAGCAGCAATTTGATTGTCAGGTAATTTTATAGTGTAGGACTGACTTGCAGAGTGGTCAGGTGATTCTAGTTTTACACCATGACTATTTTGTGAGCAGTTAAGCTGCAACTTTCCATTTGTGCTGCTGCCATCACCTTTTACTTCTACAAGACCAGTTCCATTAGGATTTAATTTTATATTGCCATTTGATGTTGAAGTATTTAACTCAAACGCTTGCAAATCAAGATTACCTCCGAGTTGCGGGGAAGTGTCGTCAACTACGTTTGATATTCCACTAGCACTACTTAACGAACCCCAAGCACCATTATTGTATCCTTCAAATGTATTAGTTTGACTATTATGACGTATCATTCCAACAACAGGACTTCCATCCCTCTGGGCTGTCGTTCCAGAAGGTAATGTTATTGAAGAAGTCACATTGAATGTTGCTCTTGCAGTAAAAGTATTTGCAGTACTTAAAGAAGCAAGCCCTAAATTAGTTTGAGTAATATTCCCAATAGTTGTAAATGTTCCCGTTCCAGAACTAACAGCAGTACATATTTTCAATAAATTAGTTGATGAATCTATATGTGGTTGGAATTGAACTACGTTTCCTGCACCAGAAGGATCTCCACTCGCTGAATTTATTGTTCTTAATGCTGTAAAAATATCATTTATACCCGCACGAACTTCAGCACCCGTTCCATTCGCAACATTGAAATTATTATTGGTTTCTTTAGTGGTGCTATTAACTCTTGCCATTTTTACAATATTTTATTTTATCTTATCATCCCTTACCAAATCCGACAGCTTGGTAACTGAAATTCCTATCAATAGAAGCATTTGATGAGTTTTTAAAATGAATTGTAAACCCAGTACCGCTAATATTTGATAGTTCAAAGAAATCTCCAGAAGTCATATTTTGTGCGGTAATACCAACAGAAGGAATATTTGAATTTACACCTCCAATTTCAGAAGTTCCAGTGAAGAAAGAATCCGTAAATGTCACAACTTTAGCTCCTGCTCCAGAAGCGATAGATGTTGTACTTTGTTCAGTTCTTCTTTGAAAAGATGCTGTATAACCTAATTCAAATACTCGTATATCTTGAGCAGTATCTTTACTTGTAAGATTTACTTTAAACTTAAAACCTCTTCCTTTATATGTTCCATTTGCAAAAGTTTGAAATCCAGTATATGTAGGTGATCCTGATGTTGGATCGTCTTGAGTAATTGAAACCAACATATCTGCATTAACTTCTGTTGCTGTAGCTCCGTCAAAATCCGTAATACTATCTATTAAACCTCTGGAATCAAATAAATCGTTAGGGTAAAATGCTTGAGTTAAAAAATGACGTTTTAAATCCAAACTAAATACTCCACCTAAATCTAGGAAAGAAGTTCCTGCTGCTCCTCCAAACTCATAACTACCAAGAGGAGATACACCTCCGATATCATCTATAGAATTTTCTGCATCAAAATCACTAATACTATCAAATTGTCCTTGACCTGACAGACTTAATGAATTAGATACATTATCAAAAGCTATATCAGTTTTTGTTCCTTGAAATTTAGGATTATCTAAATCTTCTCGTCTTGTTAATGCTACTAAAGGTGCAAGATTATTAGTATCAGGTAAATCTATAACGACACTTGCTTCACCAGCACTAAACCTACCTCCATCATCTTGAAACTTAAGAATATATTCTCCTTCTAAATAAGGAACTTCCGCAGTTGTCGTGTTACCAGCTAATGCTTCAATAAGATCTGTTGCATTTGAAAATGTACCTGTTCCATCTGTTTTCGTAGAATGTCTTACATATACACGACCACCGTGAGTAACATCTAAATCTACAGATAAATTCCAACGTAATCTTACTAACTTGTCACTAATGGGTTCTGCTGTTAAACCCGTAACATCTCCAGGTACGGCAGTCTTCCCAAAAGCAGTAAACGTAAAAGTTGTAGGTTGAGCAGAGGGTTCGAGTGAAGAGTTTATACTAGATAGTTGAAATTGATACTCACCCTGTAAAGAATCTAGTATTTGAAATTCGGTGCTTTTTGATCTTAAAGTTATAAAATTACCATCATCTAATCTATAATTAAGCTCATATTCTATAGCTCTTGGAACAGAATTAAAATCTATATTTAATCTCGTTCTTGCAACTGTGCCATCTGTAAAAAACTCTTCTTCAACATTTGGTGCACCAGGAGCTTCCACTAGCTCATTTAATACCGTAATATTACGAACAGGAAGTGGAGAACCATCCTCAATAAACGCATATTTTCCTGCGTTATATGCTGTTGCGGTCACTGCATAATTATCTTTATCTTCAGTTATTCCAACCACTCTCCACGTTGTCGTCTGTAAAGTTGTATTCTGTAAAATCCAAACACTATTTGTATTTGGAGCAGTGCTAAATGGACTAGAAGAATCAATAGTTATTACTGCTCCTGATATTCCAGTAACATTTTTTGTTTCTACAGATCCATCAGGTAAAACAACACTAAGAGTTGGACTATTTGTTGCATTTAAATCTGTTTCTGTGGTGTTATCTACAGTGACAGTTGTAGTTGTAGCAGATTTTATTCTGCCTCCTCTTCTAAGTCCTGCTCTTACTGGATCACTTACTTCAATAACCTGTCCTGGTCTGACTATTACTCCTTCTGCTAATCCAGTAGCAAAACTAATAGTCTCTGAAGAATTTTGTTCTTCAAAAAGCACAAATCGTCCTAATCTTCTAGCCTGATTTCTTGATGAACAAGCAAAACCTGTAATCTTTTTATGAATAATTCCATATTTATTTTTAGCAGCAGTATCTTCAACAGTCTCAAAATTTAATTCCTGATTCTCCATATCAAAATAAGACACAGAGACAACAGTTGATCTTGTTTTTAAGCTCGTTCCAGAATATACAAATCCTTCAGCAGTTACATTTGACAGATTAAATAAATAACTGGAATCTGTAGGTCTATCTTGAGTTAGTGTTAGAGATCCTGCACTCCAAAATGTCATACCTCTCATTACAGAACTAAGAGACATTACAGTTTTAAAGGCATCTCCTCTTTTTTGAAGTACCACATTACAACTAAATCTAGGTTCTTGACCTCCATCTCCATCATCAACTAATTCAGAGGAATAAACAGAAGCACTATAGAAAGCATATTTATCAAGTTGAGCCTCAGTGATATGTTCTCCTAGCCCATAGCGAGACTCTGTTAATAAGTTAAATAAGATCCACGCTGGATCAGAACACCAATGAGTTGTTGTAGTAAGCGTTCCATTAAATGTGCCACTGTAAGTTAATCTTCCATTAGTTTGATCTACCGTTGCATTGTGTGGAATTTTTATCTTTACTCCACGTATCCTATACATTCTTTGAGGTACGCTAGAAAATTGTTCAGCATCAAGACGTAAGTACAAATGAGCTATATCTGCGTAAGCTCTTCGTTCATCTATTATTGTCGTCAAAGATGTCCATGAAAACGTATCTGTTTTTCTTTCACTTGTGCTATCAGAAGTAATCCGACCAACTTTTACTTGTAAGGGAAAAGAAGCATTACTTTTAATTGGAATTACAAAGTCTCTACTATATGCGTTTCTTGATTTACCGCTAATAGTAAACTCTGAGACCTGAGTTAAAATTTGACCAAAAAGACCGCCAGGTTGAATCGAAGTTTTACCACCTTGATTTTTGTCAAAACGAGAAACAGTACCATCGTTTTCAGTGATTTCTATAAATATATCAACGGTAGTTCCTAAGTTCTTCCCATCTTTTTCATTAATATTGACAAGAGCATCAAAACGAATTGTGATTCTGATAGCATCAATATTAGAATCAGTTACAGTTCTTGTTACTGGCAATGCGTTGGTTACCTTTACTCCTACAGCTACTTCGTTCTCAATTTCAGTGATAGCCTTTATATGGGTTTGGTTAGACGTTCCAAATCGAGGTTCGAATTTTATTCTCTGAAAATTAAAATCAGAAGTTTGAATATTATTTGGATCTGCACTTGGTTTTATAATCGGTGTTTTATCTAAAAATATATCTTTCAAGGCTGCCTGAGAGTAAGCATCAGTTCCTTTCGTTAATCCTGCTGCTGATGGAAAACCTTCAATTTCTCCTTCACTTATAACTTCAATAAGATTGATGGCTTGCCTGCTTTGAAGAGCAGCTAAATTTATTACTGCTGTACCGCCACCACCACCGAACCACTTGAAAGGGTTCAGTTGAATCTCTTTTCTTCCTGCTCCAGAATGTATTTCAGGTATTTTAAACATAATTATCCTGAGTAATCGTCTGTATCAATACCGCCTGATACAACAAGCGATCCAGTAAATATTTCACCATAAACAACAGGGATAGCAACACCAGCCCTTATAGTATTTTGTACTCCATTAAAAGTAAAACTAGATGGATCATCAGAATCAGAACCAACATCTTCCGTAGGAGTTATCATTTGAGCTACACCTGATAATGCTAAATATAAACCAATATTTGCAGTAGTAACAGCTAACACACTAGCCCCTGCTGTTCCAGCAGTAAAACCTGTCATACCCAATGCAGGACCTGCTCCTGGAAGAAAAAATGCTGCTCCAATAAGAACTGCTCCTAATATAAATCTTCCAAGCCCTTTTTTTGCTCCCATAACAACTGGTACGATTTTTATTTCCTGACTTCCTGTAGGAATCGCTAACTCAGTCTCACCAATCTCATAATCTCCTACTTTTACGCAATAGTTCTGCTCCATCATATGAGATTCTAAATTAGGAAAATTTGCTAGTAAAAATCTAAAAGCGTCTGTAGGGGATGATATTTCAGCTTCAAAATTACGCTTTCCCAAGAATCGAGCCAATCTACCATAAACTTTTATTTTACTGAGCATAGCGATACCTCTTCTTTGTACAGTCTATATGGTCTTGATCGTAAAGTTCTCTACAGCTAAGTCTTTTCACACAATGTTGAAAAA